CCAGGTCTTAACCTCAACACCATACTTGTCTTTAATATAAGCCTTATAAGTTTCACCAACACCTACAGTAGTTACTTCATTTTCTTTCATTTCTGCTGTAACTGACTTACCAAGCAAACGTTTAGCAAGTTTACAGTAGTCGCAATCAGGTTTCGTGAAAATAGTCACCTTTTTAAACGTTTTATGTGTTTGGACGACGAAGTTTGGTAGACCAATGCTGGCAAGATTACATACAGCTGTCTCTGTAGGATCAGAATATTCAACAATTTCCGTACATAAATTGCTACTTTTAATTGTCCCAAGATTTTTCTGATTTGACTTGCTATTACAGGCATCCTTATAGAGCATATAAGGGGTCCCTGTCTCAATTTGACTATCTAGTATCTTAAACCAAATTTCACGAGCTTCTACCGTAACGCCCTTGCCTTCAGATTCATATTTTTCGTACAAGGCATTAAATTCGGAACCGTAAACATCGGATAATCCAGGACATTCATCGGGACAGAATAAAGACCACTTCTTTCCATTCTTTACTCTCTCCATAAATAGATCCGGAATCCATAATGCATAAAATAGATCCCTTGCTCTCTCATTTTCATCACCGTGATTTTTCTTCATATCTAGGAAAGCACGAATATCTCTATGCCAGGGTTCAAGATAAATGGCAAAAGAGCCATTTCTTTTCCCACCACCTTGATCAACATATCTGGCTGTAGCATTGAATGCTTGCAACATTGGGACAATTCCGTTTGAGGTACCGTTTGTACCTCGGATATGGCTACCAGATGCTCTGATATTATGGATATGCATACCAATGCCTCCTGCCCATTTTGAGATTCTAGCACAATCTGTTAACGTAGAATAGATACCTTCGATAGAATCATTTTCCATGGCAATTAAATAACACGATGAAAGCTGCTGTCGTGGTGTGCCAGCGTTGAACAGCGTTGGAGTGGCATGAGTGAAATATTTCTGAGATAAAAGATCATAAGATTCTTTGACTTTATCTAGATTATCTTTGTGAATTGCGATAGCAACGCGCATCCACATATGCTGAGGACGTTCAACGATTTTATTATTGATACGTTGTAAATATGCTCTTTCAAGCGTTTTAAAACCAAAATAATCAAGTAAAAAATCCCTATCATAATCCAACATGTTCTGGATTTCGTGAGCATTTTGTGTGACAATATCGTATAGTTCCTTACTAACAAGAGGGCTGGATTTATTATGTATGTCTTTAAATTCATATAGTTGTTTTACAACCATGGCATAAATAGGGAGTGTGTTTTTTTGATGATTGGATATTAATAGCCTGCTAGCCAGTTCGCCATAATCCGGATGCGTAGTTATTAGAGATGCACATTGTTGTGCTGTAAGTTCATCTATTTGCGAGGTAGGGATTCCATCGTAAAGCCTATCAATAATTTTCTGAACTAATCCCGTATAGTTAATAGACAGTTCGTTTTCACCATTTTTATTTAATCCAAGACGGGTAACTCTACTTAAAATTTTATCGAATGAAAATGGTTCGCGTTCACCGTCTCTCTTGATGACAGAGTCCATATTATCCATAAGTATATGTTGTATAATATGACGAATATTTTAAATAGTTGTAATATTATACATTTATAATTTTTAAAACTAATTTTTATTATATCAATAATATTTATATGAGCAGTCTTCTTTTAAATTGCACTGTAGCCACGATAATGGTTTTAGGAATATTAATGGTTTTATTTGACAGTAGGGAAGGGTTTATTAATAGTGGACCATATCCTAAAAGTGTAGATAAGCCAATTCTTACACAAAGTTATCCGTTAAAAACGCCAGGAGGACTATCGAGTTGGAATTATAGTTCTCAGTGGAAATTATATCCTATATGGTCCGTTGGTTCCTATGAACAAAAAACGAACAATGAAAAATATTGGGCACAACCGTGTAATGGTACTGCAGCTCCGGCTGATATGTGTGGGGGATTGTACAACAAAAAAAAGGTACAACAAAGTTGTATGCCACCGCCGCCTAAAAGGAACTGTCGCCGTATCAATTATTATTGTTATCAGTAAGGTCGCAGATACCATCAAATGAATTGGGGCGTATTTTAAGAACCATCTTAGTAGGAGGTAGTTCTAGAGGTGGTCCTATATCAAAATCAGGCATTGCGGGTGAAAGCGGTGATGACATTGGAGGCAGCTTTTCCCTTTTTTTCGCCTTTCTATGTTCATATCCATCAACACGTTCTTTAAGAATAGTCGTCCAAATTTGTTTAAATTTCGGAAGAGCTTTATCAAACCATTGCTTATTATAAACAACAGTAACGCATGAGTAATTTTCTAATCTCCAATAAGTATTATTAATCCATGTAATGGTTGGGTTATCATCAATAGTCGTATCAAGCCAGTTATCATATTCTTCGTTACTAATATCCCAGGGGGGATATTTATAAATAGGTTTAGTGCCGTCGTGAAAACAAGCTATAATGCCCTTGCGGTCCCCCAATGTAGTATGGGTGAATGTTCCGTCTGCCATAAACTCATCTTCGGTCTCGTATGTTTTAAACACGGTTTCAAGAAAGTCGCAATGATGTAATTGTGTAACGTGCATTTGAAATTGCATTTGGACCCAATATTCTAGTTTTGGTATACCTGTTAATTTTCTACTAACCGGATTTTTAATTTCAAGTAAATATCCGTAACGATTATTATCCCTTTTACAATTTATACCATCTGGAGAGGCACCCAGCATAGTACTATATTGATCAGGAAGACAACCGAACTCTTCTATTTGAGTATCAAACATACGTTCATAAAATTCCGTAGACAGAGGTTCAAATTTATGCCCATGATGTGTTGCTGAATTGATATTAACATTTGTATATTTGCTTTTATCAATGGGTTTACATTTAGAATAAATTAAAGCATTCTGTGCAGAAGCTGTCCCCAAAGCTTTCCAAGCAGAACTGGCGGTAAGGAGATTCCATCTTCTGTCAAACCACTCGGGGGTATTTTGTTCGTGTTGGGGGATGGCGCGGATTCTTTTTAATTGGTTATCAACGTAGGATTTGTCCATAATCGCTTCATATTTTTTCCAAGAGCGGGGAGTAGCAAAGACAGTAAAATATAGTAAAAGCGATTCAGCGAACAAATCGTGTAACTGTAAATTTCTAATATTATCTAGAATTGGAGAGTACAGAGCATAAATGGTCGGCATAATCTCCTTGGCGAGTCTTTTTTTTAAATTGGTGTACATATAATCAAGAATATTGTTGTCCATATAGCATGCGATTAATTCGCACATCATCTCCTTTATCTCGCTCTTATCAACTTCAGAAATTTCAATTACAATCTCCTCATCTGATAGAGACATGGATTCGCATTCGGTCATTTGTACATAATTACAATTAATTTTTTATATCAATTTTATCTTTCTTAGAGCGTACCTTTGGCTTTGTTTTAGCTTTAACCTTCACCTTTGAATTTTTAAGTTTGGATTTATTTTTCTTACTTTTGACAGGAGCCAAGCCTTTTAATGTTGAATTTTTTTTATCAATCTTTCTGAGGGTGAATTTTCTACGCGCCTTATCGAAGGTTAATCCGGGTATATTTTTAATTATACCATTCTTTGAATCATAAGATACATCTTTAACACGTGCTAGTTTTTTTCTTTCTAGTGAACGAGTTAGATATTTCTTAAGATCCAGTTTTTCAGTTTCACTACATTCATTGTCCTTACAAAATGTATCCACATATGCAAAAAGTAGTTTTATTTTGATGTGTTTTCCTAATTTACTCCATGGTTTATCTTTATTCAATGCCTTTTCCTTTTTCAAAAAGTCGCTAATATTACCAGTGTCCTTTTTGTTTGAAACAACTTTTGAATTTCCACTTAAAAGCATTGTTTTGTATTTTATATTTTGGAGTTCCATGCATTCATCAGCCATTGTATATAATATCTGGAGATGTTCATATATCATTTATTTTATAACTTTAATTTCTTTGGAATTTTATACAGGAGCTTCGCAAATTTTTTAATATTCTTCCGATAATGACTGAGTATTATTATTTCAAATGAAAGAAAGCTTAGAGTTACAAATAATCCTACAGCGAAAGAGAATAGATTACGGGATAACCAGTTAAGGTTAAGTTTTTTGGCATATACATTCGTCTTATTCATAAACCACGTAACTATATTTCCTGGTAGCAGGTAAGTAGCCAACAACATTACAAATGCCATAGACCAGCCCGCGAAAACACTATTTTCTCGCTTCGTTTCTTTGGCGATAATAAATGTAACGCCCAATAGTGCCATGTAGTTAATCACAGTTTGTGTAGTAAATTCTGATATATTATCGGGTTCTCTATAAAGATTAGCCCAGATATCTGAAGGACCGCGTATCCAAGTTAGAAGATTTGCAATAAGATCGACATTTGGTAAGTAAACCTCTAAAAAATTATACCTACGATCTTTATAAAGTAGAAGCGGTATAGTAACTACAAAGATAACAACGAAGCTTATAAAACCAATAATATCCTTTAAATAACGAGTAACAGTCTCACCTTTTTCTATTTTATTTATGTTTTTATTACTGGCAGTTTTTCGGTTCATTATATATAATGATACGAAAAATAATTATTGACAAACCAAAGGAGAAGAAGAATACGTTGAAGCCGTTGAGTAAGGATCCAGTAGACTGTATCAACATGTTATTTCTTAATCAAAAGTACGAAGGTTCGGATAGCGTGGAGAGAGAAATAAAGAGAAAGATATCTGGATACAGAGCACAAGATGTTAAAAAAAAAAGATTAGATAAAACCTTTATTTCCTATGAAGAAACATTGGAGAAGTTAGTCATATCCAAGTTAAAATGTCATTATTGTAAGTCAACGGTACTTATAATGTATAATAATAAGAGAGAAAAGGCACAGTGGACTTTAGATAGATTAGATAATTCACTATGCCACAGTAGTGCAAATACAGTAATATGTTGTTTAAACTGTAACTTGCAAAAACGTTGCAGAACGGAAAATAAATTTAAATTTACCAAACAAATGAGGATAATAAAGGAAAAATAAATATCATATCAGTATAATGACAGAATATAGGTATTGGAAATGGACCAATAATCAAAATGGTGGTGGAGCCATACGAAGCGCGAGAGATGCGCCCAAAGTGTGCGAAAAGATTCCGGAGAAGGAGGAGCAAGGGGTTCCGATATCGGAATTTATAGAACTGGATACTATACATGCGGAACCAAGCGACAAACGCGCCGTTTGCAACGAACGAATATCAAGTCGTTATATGATAATCCAGACTCCAGTGAATCCTTTTTTAAAGGATAGTAACTATATTTCTGATTTAAAAGTACAGGATTCCTTACTACGTCCCAAGGATAGCAATATTCAAAAGGAATAAATTGTTTATATTTGAATTCAATAAGTATTTAAAGCGGCAAGTAGCATATAAACTAATAATGTCATATGCAACGCAAAACAGTCTTTTGCTTGGAAAGCTAATGCAGTTTTATAACAAGGATAATAATATAAACCGCATTTTACCAATAATCAATGGGGAACATAAGATTTCTCTCCGATTGATAGATTGGTTTGTAACAAATTACAGTAAAAAATATTATACAACATATAACATCACAATAAAGGATGAAACAAGGAGATTCAAAATCTACGTAGACTATAAATTAAAATTAAAGGCATATTCAAAAAAACGGTTTGATCCTTTTTGTAGATGGGACCGTATTACTATACCATATGATGATAAAACTAGTATACAGACAACGCTAGGACAGTTAAATTTTTTCAAATGGGCATTGGAAAATAAGATAATAGATTATATTTCCGAAAATCTGCCGGCGATTGAACATGATATGAATAAAAGAAATAGTTCATCAAAAAATCGCAAGAAACAGCAGGCTAAGACGAGAAAGAAAAGGAAGGAATTATCTGTATCTGCAACTAAAAGTATTAAGAAGGAAAAGGTGGAGATCGTGGTCAAGTTCGATTAGTTATACTCATCTTATAGAATAACAAGACGGGCTTAGATAAATACAATTATATAAGGTAAATAATGTGCAGACTGTCTGCAAAGTATTTACTCAAAATGCTTTTTTTTATATTACTTTTATTTAGTACGTGTGTTCTTTTCACCTTGGCATATGTTTATAATGATACAAAATGTGTTATAGGTGGTTTTGTTACATTATCATTAGCGCATATTTTCATGTTCATTTTTTTGAATACTGAACCGGATAGTACAGATAGTGGCGCAACGGATATAACGGACAATACGATGAGAATAGTACTATAATGTTATTTGTGTAAGAAAATAAAGAAAAAATGCTAATTACTTAGTAATGGGAAATAAAATATCTGTAAAAAAAATAGGGTTTGAAGACATTCAATATATTTTCAGATCAAATAAAGATCATATTATCATTAGTACTTTATCTGAAAATGAACAAGATTGTATAATTAAAAATACGGTGACACCACAATCGGAGGTAGAAATAATTAATAGAGCAATCGGCAAGGCATCGTTATATATAATTATTTACGGAAAAAACAGCACTGACGATAGTATTTACGAAAAGTACTATAATTTGATTAATCATGGCTTTACAAATGTATTTGTTTATCCAGGTGGATTATTTGAATGGTTATGTCTACAGGATATTTATGGCGAGGAAAATTTTCCCACGACGACGAAGGAGTTAGACATATTAAAATTTAAACCGGTACCTATTCTCAATAAATTATTACTGACAGATATTGATTAACAGTGTATTTTTTCATGAAGATTATCTATATCAAACTCGGAAGTGGGATTTTTTTTATCGTATTGTTCATTTATAAAATCAATAATTTTACTAACTCTATCATCAGTAATTTCTATCCCCACTTTATCTCCATCAAGTACGATTTTATTTGGCATGTCCGCTAACCATTCTTCATGATATGAATGACAGCGCTGTAGGTAGGCGAGCGGGATATTTTCCCCCACGCGGTTTCGTTTTTTAACGCGCGAGTCACATACTTCGGGGGTTGTTTTAAGATATATGGAGGCATCTAGGGAAAATTCTTTTGAAAGAGAATCAAACCATTTATTGTATATTAGTAGCTCAATTTCTTCTATTTTATCATCGTCGGCTAGCATCTGTGCAAAAATATTTTTATCTGTCCAGATGGATCGCTCGCATACTATAATACTATTAGGGTTTCGTCTAACAGTATTTTTAAGGATTTCTAAGCGTGAAATATATGCCATCATTTGAAATGCAAATGCGTATTTACTAGGGCTGCGATAAAATTTAGTTAAAATAGTTTCGCCGTTACTATCTTTTATATTATCCCACAGATCTACAGGTTCTTGGAGAAAAATGACTTTTTTATTTATTCTAGATGGAATACTGTTTTTGGCTTGTTCCAATAATGTTGACTTACCGGCGCCAATATTTCCTTCGACACTGAGAATTAGAGACATATAGCTATAGAGTGGCGGGAAATTCTTATATAGATTTGGTAAAAGTTACAATAATATTAAAAAATTGATATAATCATTATACGTCATGATAATAGTAGCAAAGCATGGATCTAACACAACGAAAATTATCACAAGAAGAATGGGAGTCACTAGAGGTCCCGATTCAGGGACAAGAACTTCAAATCATTAGGATGGTGAAGGAAGGTTTCAACGATGTCGCCATTTCCAGTAATGATACGCAAACACTTTTGAATTTCATAAAACTAACGGCAAAAGATAATACCATGTATCATTACTATCTATATGATGCATATTTCAAAAAAGATTTTGATAAACTAATGAAGAAATATAATATTAAGTGTAGTAAGGAAAAGAGGAAGAAGCACAAGAAGCTTAAAAAGGCTGATCTTATTAGGATAAATAATACAGATAAAAAGATCGCAGAGATCAAAGATTGTATATTTGAGTTTGTCTTGCTGAGAATTTTGGAGGATTTGCTCAAAAGTAGTTCAAAAAACAAATATTATTATACACTCGTACATCTACTTAAGTATAGTATTTCCAATATCAATATTGTGTTGAAGGATCAAATCCAAGATATTTTAAAAAGGTTCAAGGCACATGCTAGTAAAAGAGAGTTCATTGCCAAGGCATATGATTATATTGAGCGGAATGAGGATTTGGTAAAATATAAGGATATCAAATTATATACACATCAAAAGGACCTGTTTACGCACTGCAAACCAAAGGGACCTAAATTTATTATGTACCAAGCGCCAACTGGTACTGGTAAAACATTGTCCCCGTTGGGGTTGTCGCAAGGTTATAAGATTATATTTGTATGTGCAGCTAAGCACGTAGGATTGCAATTGGCAAAGGCTTGTATATCTTTAGATATAAAGATAGCGGTTGCATTTGGGTGCAAAGATCCGGGCAACATCCGATTGCATTGGAGTGCTGCGAAAGAATCTGTTCGTAACAGGAGAACGGGTGGTATTTTCAAGGTGGACAATTCTGTAGGTGACTACGTTCAAGTCATGATTTCGGACATTCAATCCTATTTGCCCGCGATGCATTATATGAAAGCGTTTAATGATGTTGAGGACATGATACTTTATTGGGATGAGCCAACCATTACGTTGGATTATGAAGATCATCCTTATCATGCCGTAATGGCAAAAAACTGGCAAGACAATGAAATACCGAACATTGTATTATCGTCTGCTACATTACCGCCAGTTGACCAGATCAGAAATATGACGCGGAGTTTCATTACCAAATTCAATAGTACAAATATCATAAATCTTATTAGTCACGATTGTACAAAGACTATACCGTTGATTGACACAAAGGGATATGCAGTTCTACCGCATTTATATTTTCAAACACAAGAAGAGATCAAGGCATGTTTAAAGCATTTGAAAAGCTATAAAACCCTTCTCAGACATTTTGATGTAAAAGAAATAGTAAGATTTATTATCTATGTAAACGATAATGTTGAAATTAAAGACCGTTATAAACTAGATAATTATTTTGAAACAGTAAGTTCCATCGATATATTATCAATTAAAAACTATTACCTAACGTTATTGGGTTCTCTAAAGGATAAATATGAACAAGTGTATAATTATTTTCAAGCGCATAGGTCCCAGGTATACAAGTCATATATTCGTGTAACAACATCTGACGCCCATACTTTGACTGATGGACCTACAATTTATTTAGCCGACGATGTGGAGAAGATAGGACAATATTGTTTAAAAACGGCGAATATTCCATCGGTGATGTTTGATGCTATCGCCGAGGACATAGGATCAAATGAAAAAATAAGAATAGAGATTGATGAGATTACGAAAGAAATTAATAAGAATAAAGATAAAGGAGAAACGGTACAAAAAACGGATAAAAAGGGCAAATCTCGCAGTGACAAAAGTGAAAGGGAAAAAAGGGATCCAAAGGAAGAGCGTCAGATTGAACGCTGTGAATTCCTACGCACGCAAATAAAGAGAATACGGCTAGGTCTGGATTTTATTCCAAATAGCAAAGAGCATAAAGCAATTTGGAATGCAACGGACGTTACAAATGCATTTTGCAGTTCAATTGAAGATAATGTAGTTGAGAAAATAATGCTGTTGGATGTGACACCCAATTGGAAATTCCTCTTGCTAATGGGCATTGGAGTATTTGCTCAACATACTTGCGATGACTATGTGGCTATTATGAAGGATTTGGCTTTGAAGCAGAAGCTTTATTTAATCATCGCATCAACTGATTATATTTATGGGACGAACTATCAGTTTTGCCATGGATATATTGGAAAAGATCTGGAAGGAATATCTCAAGAAAAGCTTATTCAAGCCTGTGGAAGGGCGGGGCGTTCTAGTTTACGACAAGACTATAGTTTACGCTTACGTAGCAATAAACTAATAAATACATTATTTACTAAATCGGAGAATAAGGTAGAAGTAAACAACATGAATAAACTATTTGTTTAATAAACCATATTGGAATGAGCGGCTAAATATATATACGAATGTCATATACATTTGCCATACTAAGATATAGATTTTGTAGATGTTTCAATACGGACAATTATAAGGTGAGAACCGTACCGCAGTGTATGCTTACGGAGTGTGCCATATGTTTTAAGCTAAAACATATATCAAAAACTAATTATTATAGGTGTAATCATAATATTTTTTGTACTGATTGTATTAAGGAATGGCGTACTCGTGCCAATAACTGTCCTTTATGTAGAGCGGACGCGCATGTTGGATATAAATATAGGATTGCAAATTAGGCAGATGAACCGCCGCGCAAACGTAGAACCAGGTGAAGTGTGGCTTCCTTCTGGATATTATAGTCCGAAAGAGTTCTGCCGTCCTCAAGCTGTTTTCCAGCAAAAATCAAACGCTGCTGATCAGGAGGGATACCTTCCTTGTCCTGGATCTTATTCTTAACATTTTCAATAGTATCAGATGCCTCAACATCAAGAGTGATGGTCTTTCCGGTTAGCGTCTTAACAAAAATCTGCATATTATACTATATTGGGTCCACATTTTTTTAAGTCAATTTAGATATAAATTTACTCCATGACCATTGGTATTTTCCTCTCCATGCACCATTTGGCTACCTGTGCCATCTTAGACAAGCCTATCTTCCCTTGCCCGGGTCTTTCATGGCGATCCTTCTTGGATCCACAGCAATCTTTGGAATCATTGAAGTGTACAAGGACGAGACTGCCGGAGTGAGCATCTTCCCAATCTGCAATAAATTTCATGGGATCATGACCTGCGGCAAATACGTGACAGGTATCGATGCAAATTCGGAGTCGGGTTTTTTCTTCATCGGAAAAGTTTGTGTAGAAATTCCTAAATCCTTCAAAATCCCAATACATTTCACTGCCTTGTCCTGCCGATGTTTCAAGAAGGAGAGGGCATTCGGGTGAGGCAGCTTCCATTGCCAATCGGATATTAATTAGCATATTTTCGGCAGCTTTTTCGCGGGTCATTTTGCATTGTTTTCCACAGTGAATGACGACTCCTTTGAACCCCATTGCAGCACCATTGCGCAGTTCCCATTGTATACACGGTAGCGCCTTTTCTGCAAATTTTTCAGGATCCCAGCATAGATTAATGAGGTAAATAGAATGCACAAATACTTCCAAAGCGGGCGATTGAGAGGCGATATAGTTCTTAACCTGTTGCTGTTGTGCATTCGTAACGGAAGGTCGTCGCCAAAACTTGGGAGATCCGGAGAAGATCTGAACAGGTCTGCCAAGGTTGGCTTTTGAAAAGAATGCCTCAAGGCTTTTGATGAAACATTTTTGCTTCTGAATGTGTGTTCCAATGCACATATTTGTTAGGTCTGTGTGGTCTTTGTCCATAGTATTAATATATGGATCCATTTCAATTTTCTTCAGGGTACCAATACATGGTATATCCGTGATACCGAAGACCAAGATGATGTCTTTTAAGAGTTCCATCTAACCCATAAATATCATATAAATCATCGTGCGATCTATATGTTTTTAATTTTACATCTGAATAATACCCTTCAAGAAATCTATCAAAGTATTTGGATAGAATTGGAGATCTTTCACTCTCAATCCAGCAGGGATCTATTTTATTTTGTAGTTTATTAATAGCATTGAGAGATTCCATTCGCTTGTTCCAGAAATCATTAGATAAAGCATGTTGTGCTCTTGGATTTCTAAGGAAGCGCCATCCTATTTTCCAATAGAATCCTAAGACATCTTCCATGCCGTTTAATTTAATATATTTAAAGTTTCCAAGAACTGCAAATTCCTTCCACCATTCTAACATATCTCTCCCAGTCTTCATAATGGCATTTTTCCTTTGCTTTACGGTATTGGCTGGAGTATTTTTGATGCTCTTACAACCAATGACTCTTATTAATATATACGCTTGTTTCTTATTATCAACTTTAAAATCAACGGCGACGACACCTCTAAGACTACCCTTTTTGTTATTAGGTTGTAAATCGTAGTTAAACATTATCATTTTGCAAGGGGCAGTAATACATTTTTCTTCAAAATAATATCCAGTAATAGCGTCTCTAACGAAGTCAAAGGGAAGCGGGGAAAATATATCTTTGTCGCAAGATTTCTTAATAAATCGGAATTCGGGTGGTGTCCAACGTTTTTGTCTCCGATTGAGAATATAAAAGTGTGGTGTTACTCTTTTGAGCATCCTATATTATAGGAAGGTTTGTTAAATGCCTAAACCAATTAACAGACCAAGTTCAATTTTGTTTCACCAAATAATTATTGCGATAAATGAGAGGCTACGTAGTTTGCAACATGTTTGGGATTAGGGTATCTACGTTTATTTTCTCTCCCATGTCTTTTATAATCGTATTGATGATAGTCATCATCGTCGGATGACTCATCGTCTGATGATTCGTCATCTGTATATTCGTCATATTCGGGAGATCCTGGATATCTTTCCGAATGGTGTACGCGTCGCAATTTTGGTGGGAATACCACTAAATCTCTCCCATAAGCGAAAAGATTATATATGATGACCGTAAATATTAGAAGCATGACAATTACTAAAAGAACATCGGCAAATTCCATTATAATAACAATATATATTTTTATTAACGGCGTCTATGACGTGGTCTGGGTCTAAATCCTGGTCTAAATCCTGGTCTAAACCCTGGTCTAAA